GTTGGTTATTTTATTAAAATTCTGAGTAGAAGCATAAATAGAATTTGCAAGATTAATAATGTTGCTGTTCATTAATAATCTATATTCAGCAAGAGTAATAACTGGTACATCTATTCTACTATTTGTGCTTGGTGTTTTACCTAAAGATACTGTCCAGTCAAAATCATTAACTACATTTATAGCTTCGTTAGCGGTAACTGCTACATTAACCCCTCCATAATTTTTAACAATTCCTATACCTTGATTTGTTGTACTGGTGGTTTGGGTGGATCCATTTGCTGTATTACTAACGTTTGTATTTCTTACTAAAATGGGTAGTGAATTTGTGTCTGTTGGTTGTGATAATTTCCAAAGAGGGGTAGCAGCGTTATAATACTCTAATGAAGATCCATTTACAATGAATGGGCTTACAGTTGCTTTTTGTTGAGCTGTATTGGTTAATGGATTTGTATTAGCCATTTTATATATTTAATTTTATGCTACTCCTTGGGCTAACCTTAAAGAGTTAGTCATACCGTAATTGTTATTAGAATAAGAAGGTTTGAAAATATTTGTTTGGGGTGGTGTTTCAGTATTATCTTTAATACCAGCTAAGTGGTTATTAACTGAATTTAAAATGTCAATTTGCTTTTTCATTATACCACTTAAATTTTTTAACATTGCAACATTCTCAGTAGCAATTTTTATGTTGTTGTTAAAATAGTTATCAAGAGGACCACCTTGTTTCATTGCATATATAGTATCGTCAGCGTGTGGTTGTATTATTTTACCATCAGGTGCTTGTATAAAATCACCTACCGGTTGTGTTGGTGCATCTGTTTGCTGATCAGATTTTTGAGGTAATTGTTGGTCTTTAGGTGCTTGTTGCGGTTCATCATTAATTGTACCCATATCAACACCGAGCATCTTAGCAACTCTAGATCTAATACCAACACCTAAAATAGATTCAGGTAGCCAGCTAACGATTGCTCTAAGAATTTTATCTTTTAGAGTCTTGAAAAAGCTATTTGTTACGGTTTTAGTGCTTACATTGCCACTCTCATCTGTTTTTGTCTCGGTAGTTAAGAATAAGTTTCTCAACATATTAATACCAATATTGAGAGCACCACCAACTAAAGGACCACCGACCATTCCAACGATACTTTGACCAGTTGCAATTAAACCACCAACCCAATCACCACCTTTAAATGCTTTATAGGCATCATATGCATACATGATTGGTCCTATGATAGGAATATAATGTAGCTTTGGTTTAATCCAACTTGCAAACTTACCAACCCAATCTCTCGTGTTTACGGTTGTTTTCTTTACACCGTTAGCATCTGTCGTTGTTTCGGTTTTAAATAAGAATGCATTTAAAATATCAACGCCGATGCTTATTGCTGTACCCCAACCAGGTATAAATGAAGCTATACCAGCAACAACGTCAAGAATACCTTTTGTTATACCAGCAGCTCCACCTGCTTTAAAATCGATATAAGCATCGTAAAAGTTAAATAGAGCGCCAATTACGGGTAATCTTTTTAAAAATCCTTTACTGAAAATTTTGCCAATTGACTTTAATGCAGCGGCCATAATATTGCCGCCGGCACCTTTTGGACCAGTCTTTTCTACATTACCTTCTTTATCTCTCGGTTCTAATAACTGAGTGACAATATCGAGACCTCCAAATATAGCTGCTTTAAGTGGAGTTGGTAAAAAAGGAACCAATCCAATAATACCTTGTGCTAAATTATTAATACCTTCTGGTACGTCTCCTGAATTGAACGCTTTAAATGCATCCCAAAAAGAGAACATTGGTCCAATGATTGGTAAAGAGTGTATTATTGGACGGAAAATATCGTATATTTTGCCGAGCATTTTTTGGAAAGCGTCCTTAAAATTACCCTTCTTAAAATCTACTAATATTTCGCCCCAACCACCTTTGAGTAAGCTTGCAATAAAGCCACCAACAGCACCTAAAACTGCTAAACCTGGCCCGATTAATTTTGTTAACCAGCTACCACCTTCTTTCTTATCTGGCTCTGATGTTGGTTTTTCTTCTTTATCGCCCATTCCAAAAGCTTCTTTTAAGCTTGTTTTAGCTTCTCTACCAAAATTGGTAATAACTACTTTTTGATCTTCTTTGACCACCTCTAGTTGGTCTTGAAGCTTTTCTTGTTGTTTCTCTTTGCCAAGCGCAGAAATAAGTTTAACTACCTTGTTATCATCAGTCTTTTTTTCTTTTTTTGTTTTATCAACGTTAGTAACCTTTTCAACGACAGAAGTCTCTTTCTTTTCGCCCTTTTTAGCTTTTTTAGAATCATCTACCTTATCAGCCAATTTAGACGAAACCTTAGAGAGCAGCATGATAGCTTGCTCTAGAGTCTGAATATTAGTTTCTGCCATTTAAATATTTAATGGCGAACTTAGACGACAAAAAAGTCAGGGACGATATCTATGTAAAGGTTTGTATCAGGAATTTTGGTGAATTCTTTCTCTATATCTCTAAGAATGTTAATTTGCTTAACGACATTAACAAATTCTTTACCATCAATAGCTTCAATCATTTCAACACCTTCATTGATATTAGATTTTAGGTCAATTTGATTGCCGCTACTTTGAACTTCAATTTTTTCAATGAATTTGAAGATCTCGTATGCAAAAAGATCGCTAATTAAGGTTTTTAGCTTGTTGCTTTTAATGTTTTCGTCTTTATACTTACGTAGAAGAATGCTGTTGATACGGTTATCATATTCAATATCAGGCTTCTTTACGTAAATCTTAAAATTTGTTGATTCTACAACTGTTGGCTCAAACTTTGCACTCTTTCTTTTGTTTGCTTCTAGAATTGAGCTAATGTTGTATGTGTTGCCATCAAGTTCTACTGTATCTTTTAGTTGCTTTCTTAAGGCTAACGCAAAATTTACACGGTCTACCGTATCGTAATTAGAAATCTTATCTGGCAAGTTTTGCTCTAAGATTTTGCAGAATGTCGTATTGAAAAATAGGACTGATAAGCTTGTATCTACTGAAGATTCAATGATAATCTTTTGCTGAGCAAGGGTAAGGGCTTTAATCTCAATCTCTTTACCTTGCGATGGCACATAAACCGGTATGGTTGTCTTAATTTTTTTAATTTCTGCTAATACATCATTGAAATTTTTACTCATACTAATATTTTAATCGTGCAAGTTCATATTACCACCGTTTGCATTCTTTGCTTGCTCTTTCGTTTCGGTTGAAAGTTTGTTTAGCATAATTTTAGCTTCCGGATAAGGTATACTTTTGAAATCGTCACTGTTAAAGTTTAAATGTTTTCTTAAATTGTACTCCAGTTCTAAAACTGAATCAAATTTTTCATCAAAAATGAACTTAAAAAAGTGTAAAAAAGTTGCATCAAATAAATTGAACTCAAAATCGCCCATCATTGGAAATTTTAATGAAATCGTTTTGTAGTGTTCAAATATTTGCTTAAAAATATCTACAATTGGTAGCCCTGGAAATTGTACCATTACTCTACTCTTTTCTTCTTCAGTTAATCCGTCAAGGGGAATTATTTGGTCTTCATTTTTGATTTGTATCAGACTTTCACATACACATCTTATTGCATCACTATTTGTGATAACAAAATTGCTTGGCAATCCAAATGTTAAAATCATTCCGTTATGCTCATATTCAAACGGACTATAACCAATATCTAAACGGGAGATTAAGATTCCTGTGTTAAGGTTAATAGTTGCATTATTATATGTCATCTTTATTTCTTTACCCAACGTTAAATCTCTTATATTCAAAAGGATTATTATCTTTTCGAGTAAATTCAGCGGTTTGTCTTCAACTAAACAGTTTGCTAAAATGCTATTAAACACTTTATTTAGCTCACCGGTATTAGCCTCATTAAAGATAGCTTTACAAATATTTTTGTATTCAGCAAATGTGATCTCCCGTATTTTAAATGATTTGCCGTTATTTAAAGTAACGTTGTAGGTGAATTGATAACTCATATGCCGGTTGCAACGCCGTATTGATCATAGATGAATGAAACATCATATGTCTCTACTGCTTCTGCATCATATGATAGGTTACGTGTAGCTAAATTCAACGGTACACAATTATAAAAATGCCAGATTTTTCTCTCAGCAATAGGAAATCCAGGAGCTGTACGAGTAAGCTGTAATATAGTAATATTGCATTTCATATTGAGCGCATCACCTGGTGGTCTTGCAACATAACCTGCATGGGCTGCTGCAATTAACCATGGTCTCATAACAAAATCAACAAATGATGCATTTGTTTCTCTAAACTGCAATTATAGGAAAAATCAAATGTCATACAGGTCNTCTTAATGATGGGAGCCCTTTTGAAAGAGCTTTTAATATTTCTGGTAGAGGTAAGTATAAATTATCTTGAATTGTATAATAGTTGTAAAGGAAANTTACGTCATAATGTTCCGTTGNANTGTCTTCAGTATAGNCAAAATCACGTGTTCCAACTGAAAGCGGAACGCAATCATAATATGTCCATATTTTTCTCGGTATTTGGGAAACATTTTGGTATGTTTTAGCGTATTGTATAACTGTAATATTAGTTTTAATGTTTGTATCTGTATGACGCCACACAAAACCTTTGTGTGCGGCTAAAATAACCCATGGTCTCATTACAGAATCTGTAAATGATGTATTTGTTTCTCTAAATCTTACTGTTAAATTATTACCAGAAAACGCATCTCTGTTTTGTAAAATACTACCTTGTACAAACCCCCTATTATTTTCTATTGTAGCAGTTCCTGCTGTTAAAGTATCATTGGGAATATTAACACCATCAGCAAATATACAACCAACTAAATTTTGAAAGAAATAGTTTGTTGTGGTTGCTAAAGCTTTATCTATTGCCCAGCCTTTTTTACTACCATCATACCTACTAACTGGTTCTAAAGATTGTAAAACTTTTTGGTTTAAATCCCCTGGGAATGGGTCAATAATAACTATAAATTGTGATTTTAATGGTATAGCAGCCACCCACGTTTCCATTGATACTATAAAGTTATCTCTAAAACTTATCAATGGTATCCCTGGAACAGCCACGTTTGATATAATTGTGCTTGGTGCTGCTAATGTGCCAGGTTGATTAATGCCACCAACAGTTGCTAAAGCTGTAGTTGCGTTACCTAGTGCATTTAATATACCACCTGCCATTCTAATATTTAATCATAAAAAACGCCGTAGTAAATACGGCGTTAAGTTTAAATCGTTATCTTATGTATTAGCCTGTTTTTCTCCAGTAATGGTAAGCTACTGTAACATCAAAGTTTTGAATCTCACCCGTTGAAGTAATATCATATGTTAATGCACCGACATTTCTAATACTAACACCAACTAACTGATATTTAGCGATCTTATTTAATTGCTTATCTAACTGAAGTAAATCGATGACTGCTGTTTGTGTTGGTGTGAAATAATTACCTGTACTTGTTGCGTCGTTGAATGTATCATTTACAACAGCTAAAAACTTCTCTCTAATATGTTGAGCAGCGTCAGCATAGAAGTTAATTACATATGAATCACTGCCTGGGTATTGAGCAATGCCTGGGACGTTAAACTGAAGGCCCATATATGGTACAGCATTGTTTGTAATTGACTTGGCTGGTAAACTTGCTGTTTTGGCATACACTAAATCATTTTCAGTGATGACTTGTGAGCTTGTGTTACCAAAGTTAATATTGAGTACTCTGAAAAGATTGCTACGTGAGAAATCTCTGGCCTGGGCCTGTGTATAGAAGTCAGCAATTGTTTGATTTGTGTCTGCCATAATATTATTTAGTCAACCTAATATAAGTTGCTGGTTCGTTACTTCGTTTTTGCTATCTAATAATATGTTTTTAACCTTGATGTCTTTCTTACTGTACCACACGTTGTTGATTTGATAGCCTACCGATGTTACCTCTTGGATAACACCGGCACGTTCATTTTCATCAAAGGTAGTGGTGAAATATACTGTTTGGCCTTTTGTCATATTATTATGCTGTACCACCAACTAATTCACTGAAGTTTTGACTTGTACGTGTTGCGTAGAAGTTGACTAATATGAATTCAGCCGTTCTGACTGGCTTTAAATAAATGTCAACTACTAACTCGTTAGCGTCAATAATATTTGGTGGGTTATTGCGCTCATCACATACAATTAAGAAGTCATATAACCCCTCTGTGTTCTGTGCATTCGTGAATAGTGGCGTTAATACGTTGACTACTCTTGTTCTTGTTAACACTGTATTTGGTTCAAATACGAAGAACTTAACTGTGTTATAAGTAGCTTTTTCAAGATATAAGAATAGGCGTCTTACATTAATTCTATCGAATGCACTTGGTTGGCGTAATAGTGTTTTTTGACCGTATATTACAAACCCTTCATTCGGGAAAAATGTGATTGGGTTGACTGAAACGTTGTATAATTGATCTCTTTGCTTTTGCTTTGGATATAATGCAATATCAACAACGCCGGTGCCAGTTAAGTTACCTCTTGTAAAGCCTGCTGGTGCATACCATTGCTCGTAATTTGAATCGGTGTTAGCCATTGCAGTTGCAGCAAAACCAGATGATGGAACCCATACAAAGTTTCCTAAGTTATTGTCAAATACTTTCATCCAATTGCCATATACACATGCATAACTTGTATTAATTGTTGCAGTGCAGTTTTGAATTGGTAGGAAAATATTAACTGGGAAGTTATTGTTTGGATTATTGAGAGTTACGTAATCGGAACCTTGCACAAAGATGTTTCTTGGTAAGTCTGCAATGTATAAGTGATCCTTTCTTTGTAAACCAGCAAATCCAGCGTATAGGTTAACAATTGTTAACCAGTTATTTAAGTAAGCTGAACCATCTGGTGAGAATTGAGCAATGTCAATAAAGTTTGGTGTCTGTAAACCAGATACTGCTGTAACAACAATTGTATCGTCAAAGTATGTTACCGTGGATGATAACTGCTGTTGTGTTGTTACCCATTGACTATCAGCAAATATTGTTGAAATACCTGCATCAATCGAAATGTCGATTGGGTATAGTTCTACATTTTCTGCAATGTCAAACATTCTGTTTAACTTTGTTGGAATACTGCCTAAATCTTTTGTAACTTGGTTTGTACTAGCAAATGCACCAATTGGGAATAATGCATCCATTGCACCCATTGCGTAATATGATGCTGACAATACTGGTGCTAATGCAGCTACTTGAGCATTGTATGTATTGATATTTACAATACCGAATTGTGCAGATAAGTTTTGTAGCAACGATGATGGGTTGCTATAAGCACTTGTGATTGTTCTGATAGAGTTTGATGGGGTGCCAGCATTGTTTAACCAAGTTTGACCATTCTTGTGTGAAATGTAACTGTTTACATATACTTGAATGTTTGGTGATGCTTGATCAACGTTCTGAATGAAGAAGCTTTGTGCTTTACCACCGTTTGGATTGTTAATTTGTCTCCAATAGTCAACAGATGCAACGTAATTTTCGCTGAATGTATATGAAAGTTGCGTTGTTGTTGGGTTGAATGGTGATTGATTTAACTTAAACAAACCAAAGATTAATGTGTCGTTAAATTGTAATGTACCAATATTGAATTGTGGTGATGATTCTAATACAAATGAAATGCTCCCACCTGTATTAGTTGTTGCATTGATCTGGCCTGAATTGTAAACATTGTTTTCACTGAGTGATGAAAGTGCAAAAGCTAATCTTGTTGTTGGTACATTTACGTAATTGTAGGTTGCAGGGGCTGCTGTTGCAACTGCTTGAATAGTTAAAATGTCTGTAAAGTTAGATGCTGGGTTAATGTTTGAATTATCTGCAATACCCATGTAGTAACCTTGGAATGCATTATCAACTGATGTTTGTCCTGTGTTTATTACAATAAGACCAGCTGTTACTAATGATGAAAGATCTGTATTAAATGTGTAAGATGGGTTTGGTGTGTTGCTCCAAGTAATTGCTGTACCACTTTGTAATGCAGCGTACTGTGTTGGTGTTAACTCTAAGTGAGTTGGTTCACCAAGTAAATACATTACGTTTGCTGAGGCAGCGTTTAATGTTGTGAATGCTTTACCGTAATTTGGATTTGCACCAGCATTGTAATTCACGTCAACGGCTGTTACCGGGTAAACTAATGCACCGTAATTAGCACCAAAGCCTGTACCTAAACCAGAACCGTATGGTAATCTGTAAGCATTAACAATTGCGTTTGTATTGAATAATGGAACTACAGACTGGTAAAAATATCTTTCTGCTGCATTTGTTGGTAATCCAAATACGCTTTGCCATTCGGATAAGCTTGTAATTGTGATAATTTCATCAGTTGGGCCTTGAGGAGCAAAACCTGCTACTAAAACATTTGTACCTGTTGGTAGGTTTAATGTCTGACTAATATCAACTTCTTTAATTTGTACACCGGGAGACGTAATTGAAAGTGCCATATATTATATTTATAAATTTTCGCACCAACTTTTATAAAAGTTGTGCAAAGAACTGCGAGAATGCAAACTCGAATGTGGTTTCCATCTCGCCTGGCTCCCTGTAGTTATAATTTATACTTCCTAAAGATACAGGAAAAGCTTTCGTATAAGTAAATTGAATTATATTATTATCATATTCATCTTTACCGAACAAAGTAAAATCGGTTTGATATGATTGGGGCTGTAAAATTGGATTTAATTTGTTGCCTTGTACAATTGATATATCAGAAATTGGCTGTTTTACGTCGTATGAAGATTCTTGTTGGTCGTTTAAAAGGTTTAGCCAATAATAGATAACCCAGTAATTGTTAAATTGGTTGTCAACAGTAAAATTTACCGATATGTTTGGGTAAGGCGGCCTTGTATTTGATGATACCTTATAGCTTTGGCCACTATAGCCTGCTGTAAATTCTGGTACTGATATTGTTGGCAACACTGAACCATATACGGAAAATTGTAAAGAGTTTTGATTTAATAGGTTATTACTTCTAACTGATAAATTGTTGTTGTTTTTGTTTCTAAGTATAGGGGGTAAGTTAAAAACAAGTAGAAACTTATCTAGTCTGCTTTTATTAAGTTGAGATTGAACTAAATTTGGGTTTGTATCAGGCATTATTGTAATGGTTTATATCCTATAGCAAGTAATGAATCTAAATCAGAATTACCTTGGTCTTTATCACTCATAATAGAAGGTAGTGCTGAGTTTGAACCGTTTGCTTCGTTATATAAAGAACTTGCGTTTGTATAATATTTAATACCGAAATCAATCTGCTTTAATTTGAGAGGTCTATTGTTATAGTCAACTTGAATTACTTCAAAATATTTGTCTACAATAGATTTATCTAGTAATACTAATGACCAAACTGTACTCATTACACGGTCATCATGGTAACCAGCTCCTTTTTTAGCTGACCAAGTACCGTTTGCATGCCTTACGAAGTCTTTAAACTCTTTTAAAGTTGCCATATCTCTTATTTGTACAACTTCTAATTGGTTCATCCAATAACGCATATTTGTAATGCCAGTGTACTTTGTGTTGGTGTGTACAACTATACCTAATTGATCTTTTGATCTACCAGCTGTTGCTGCACCCCATGAAACTATATTGTCGTAATCAAAATTGGCTCTTAAGTTATCAACGACTTGAGCACCGCAATTGTTTCTTTCTATACAAACTAATGGCTTACCCCATTGTGTTAAAATTTCATTTAGTTTACTGACAAAATTTACCGGTGATATACCATTATTATGGTAGCAAGCAACTTGTTTTATAGCAGTTAAATCTGTTATATCATATATTTGAATAACTGAGGCATCTTTATCTATACCTTCACTGACGTCTACCCCAGCTACATAAATTCTGTCGTCTTTTGGTTCGTCCCAAATAAGATATCTACCGTCTTCCATGGCATACATTGGCTGTCTAGTATATACAGACATTCTTTCAAACAAATCATCATTAACTGAACTTTCACCAGAGTCAAGGAACTCACAGTTATGAGAAAGAATATTGTTTGTGAAATATGATTTTGTATCATTAACGTCAATTAAATCGTAAACGTATTGTTTACCAATTGGTGTTATTTTTAAAATTTTAGTGAAACCGTCTTTAACATATAAACAATCACCGAGACTTAAATCACAAACATTTTTAAAATCACCTTTATAGGTATATATTTTATGATCTGCTGTTGCTGATAATGATGTGGTATCACATAGTATTTCAAAGCATTCTTTTTCTTGACGTCTTATGCCAGCAAAACTTTTATACCCATATGGTGTTAATACTTTTTTGCTTTGCTCTATTTCAGGGCTGTTCCAAATTTGCTCAATGGTAACGGTAGTGCAGTCATTATTATTAGTTGTACCGACAAGAGTGTTTCCGGTAACGCAATTAAACTCTTGATTGAAAGCATCTAAACTTCCAATTGTTGCAATAGTTTCTTGTTTCCATTTTTCGTCTCTTCCAGGAATTTCATTCCATAAAATTTTGTCACTAACCCAACCGTTTCTTTCTTGTTCAGCACCTATATACAATTTGTGGAATAAATTGCCAGTTCCATTAGCGGTTGATGCTATAAAAATTTTTGATTTCTTAGAAGATGAAACGATTGGGTATACAGATTTCCAAAACTCATCAACTAAGTGTGGTTCGATAAACGCTAATTCGTCTAAAATTAGGCATTGGTGACTTAATATGCCATCAACAATGTACTTGTGGTTTTTAGAATGTAGTATCTCGTAAACATCTATTGTTTTTTTAATTATTTGTTTGTTTGTGACTTTTTTTTTATTAAAAACTTCTGAACCAACTTTTAAATTTTTTGCAAACACATATTTTTTACCGTCTATAGAAATTTTATGTTTTGGTGTGCATATAAATTTAAACTTGTTATCAAATTCTAATTCAACAACTTTATCTGTATGCCCAACAATTAGTCCTTCAAACGGAACAAACCCCTCATCTGTTAAAATTTCATAATCGTCGTTTTTGTATGTTGTGTGTTTGAGTAAATCAGCCATAAATTATATATTTTTAGGTCTTCCTAAAACCCATCCAATTGGTACGGGTTGGTCTTTTTGAAATCTTTTCATTATTAAAGTTACCGGATCATAAGCAAATTTTGAACCTTGATTCATATTTTTGTACCCTGACACATTTTGTCTTTTACCAGCACCTAATAACCAACCATACGCAATATTACCATCGTTACCGGTGTACCGTCTAACTTCTCCTGTTATTGGGTTATGTATATACTGGCATCCTTTACCACAACGCTTTAGTTTAACGTCTTTATCTAATCTCTTAGCTGCTATAGACATATTAATCTTTGCTTGTATAGATCTTTTCATATTACGGTGAGTGTTAGCTGTTTTTTCTATTTTTTGGGGGTTGGTGTTTATTTTAGTTTGTCGTTCTTTAAGCTTTTCTGGATTATTTTTGACCCATTCTTTTACCTTTACTGATATTTTCTCACGTCGTGAAAATGATGTTAACACTTGAAGCATTTTTTTTCTGTAACCAACTGACTTCCATCTTTTTTTGGCAGCAGTGGACATTTCTTTTTTGATGTCTTCATTCCAACTGCAATTACCGGCCCCACCTTCTTTCAAATTATATGTTACCCCATTATTTATAAAATTTTTATTAACTAACTCCTTTTCTTTTTCAAGAGCCTCTTTATACGTGTTATAAAAAAATAAATTTTCTTTTATAAAATTTTCTATTCCATATTTTTTTATTGCTCGTTTTATCAAAGTGCCAGAGCCCATGTAATTGTCGTCCAAATTATCTGTCCTATGCACACCTATATAAATTTTGTTATTAACTTTGCAAGTTATTTTATACACGTAATTGTAAGTTCTATTAATATTTGGATCGTTTGGTCCCACATTATTATTTAACAATTAATATATGATAAATACGCATTTATTAAATTAATTTTGTAGGTATTGTATCTTTCATTTTTTCTTTCAACTCCTGCATTGTGCAATTTATTAATTTACCGGTGTGCTTATTTCTAAGTGTTATTTTACCATCGCCGTGCACACAATTGATAGATTGACCTCTTGCAGCGGTACCTGTTGTGGTTGAGATACCAATTCTACACCCATTAGCTAATGACATGGACGTTTTACCATACTCCTTAACACCAGGCTTTAACCAATTTGGTAGTTCTTCATATGCTAATCTAATACGTCTAAAAATTTCTATAGCTGTACCTTCTTTATTAGCAACAATTAATATAGATTGATCATTTTGGAAACATGCTATCCATAGAGCATATATTGTCATTAACGTCGTGTTTGAAGTACATATATTTGTTTCACCACAAAGAAAACAACCTTCTTTGCTATCAACAGTTATACATCTTACAGGTACTGATTTTACTTTTTCTATATTTTTTATAAAAACGTTTTTTACGTGAATTGACGATGAAATGTGTTGTTTATTCTTTTTTCTCGGTAATTTAAAAACACTATATGAAGTTGCAAACGATATTTTATATAATGGTAATCCTGGTTTACCTGTTGGAGATTTATTATGGTCAAATCTACTAACTACAGTTTTAATTCTTAAAGAATGTAGTATTGTTTGCATTTGATCTATTAATACTTTATTGGTGTTGTAGAACGTATTCATTTTACCATCAGCACAACCGTCTGAGTCCATTAAACCTCTAATAAGTTCAAGACGCTGTTCAACTGATGAGTTTATATAAATTTGAGGAATATGTTTATTTTTATATAGATTTAACTCTCTTAAATGAGTCATAAACTTTTTATTGTTATATTTTGCTCTTGAAAAAGATACATTATAATGTCCATAATTAATTTCGGTTATTTTTATTTTTTCTGAATTAATATTAATACAATTAACGGTCTCATTAATATCCTGCTTACTAACAGCAATTGCCGGCGAATGTCTGCTACCATCGCCTAACCATAAACCTAGATGGTATGGATCTATTGGAAGAATTTGCTGACTATATTGTATGGGCCCTGTATGAGGTATTGAATAATTTAATTGTGGGTGTTTTTTATGGACTGTAATTTTTTTTGCTAATTCAGCTGTTGTTCTCTTTGAAGGTAACCTTTTATGGCACCTGTCATAATGATCTTGCGTGTACCATAAGTGTTCTGCATCAGCTACAATTTCTTGACCATTATCAAAAGTTAATTTATAACAATCTCTATTTTCTAAAATATCATGAGCATATACAACATTACAAGGTTTACCATCTATACCATATACTTTATCGCCTTGTTTTATATCTCCCATGGTAGTCCACCCTGAAGGTG